GATATGTATAGCTTCGATTAGTTGTTGTAGTTTTATATTGCCTGTGAATTTGGATTTGTAATATTCTTTGAGTTCTGAGACAAACTTAGACAGATCAACTCCTTTTTTGTGGTTGTATTTAACCATTTGGAGCTCATTTTCTTGCTTCTCTACCATGATGTACCAGATTGATGATTTGGATACTTTCACGTTTTCAAGAAAACTATATCCTTTTGAAGCTTTTGTGCCTTTTGGAAGTTTAGCTATTTTACCATAGAATTTGACATCATCGCCAGATTCTAAAGATTTTTTCACTTCGTCTCTTGATTTTGAATCATCTTCTGTATCTGGATTTTGACCACTTGGCATCATATAATCTGTCTTCATTCTTTTCGGTGTTTTACCTTTGTTAATTGGTAAATTGGGAAAAGCCGGTCTATCATCATCATCATCTGATTCGATTGGATTACTGAAGTTATCTTTTAATTTTTTATCACCAGATATCTCTGAAAACTTTCTGAATTTTGGCAATTTACTTTCTTGAGCTTCGTTTATTTTTTTCTTCATTATTTTAAAAATTCTTTTGTATGGTTATATATTATATAATTCTTTTGGTTTTTTTATTTTTTTTAAATTATTTCTTATGTTTGTAATAATATTTATCTACCATGTAATTTTTGAAGTTTTTTATTATATTAACATTGTCAAAAAGCATTGAAACTGGTCTTTGTAGTCTTGATAAAAAACCATTCATCATATTATTACTGAATAAGTAAGGCGATAAGGTTCTATTTAGTATCTCTTTTTCGTAATCAACAAATTCTTTGTCATCGTCGTGTCTATGTTTCATGAAATGAATTTCTGGTAAATCTTTTTCTTCGTAGTACATATTTTGATTATATTTTTTGTCTCTTACTTGAGTCGACAGTCCCTTTTTTGATTATATTCACTGATTTAAGACCTTTTTCTTCTATGTCATCTGAGAAGTAAACTGTGTTTCTATCATACCAACCACCTCTGATTACTGGTATTTCTTCTGGCTCAAAAAGGATGTCACCTAACACAGGGTCTAAACCAAGAGCCGCATTTTGATTATAGTTTGGATTTGGTCTTACTAGTTTGAGTTCGTCTTTAGAGGCGAATTGATTTTTTCGGTTTTCATCTAAAATGATGTTTTGTCTGTGATAGTCTTCGTTTTTCTTAGACATGAATGAGATGTCAACAGAGTGAATATCTGATATACTTGAAATCTCTGATATCAAATCACTTTTGGGAACTCTATTTAATCTAGTGAAGTTTAAAAAGTATTCTGATATTTTTTCATAAATCTGTGCGTTTACACTATCGTCTTGTGCGTCTGAATAAGTTATTATAAATACATTAATCACATAATAAGATAGTTTAGGTGAACTGATGACATAATTTCTAGTCAACATTAAATTACCACCGGCTCTTAAATATGAATCTATTTTACTTTTTTCATACTCATCAAGTTCAAAGGCTCTTATGTTTATATTGAAATAGTTTGAATTTTGACTTTTGAATAATTTTATGTTTGGTGTTGCTACTATGAATATTGTACCATTTCTTTCATAAGCATTAACGTGTGAAAAAACACCAAGTTTTTTTATTTGGTAGGCAAATTGTTCTGGTAATCCAATTACAAAATTATTGCTTGATATTGGTAGGATACTTTTAGTAAATCCTGTTATTTCTTTGTCTGCTCCGAAGTTTATATCTGTGTATATAGATATGTCGAAAAGTCTCGATAGATCTATAGTGTTCCCGAATCCGTCAGTTGCTTGGTCGATAAAAGTCCAATCATTTAACGTTCTTCTAAAAATTGAGCCAGATGATCCATCACTTATTAGGTAATTAACTTCTATTATTGATCCTAGAGTTGGAATTGCACCGAATCCGCCATTTCCGAAAATGACATCTATTCCTTTATCAAAGCTAGTTCTAACAACACAAGCTTTTTCTTCAGGTAATAAGTCATAAATGTGTTTTTTTGTAGTCCAATATTCACCATTGACTAATATTTCGTAGTTGAAGTTTTCGATTTCTTTTTGACCTCTTGTCGTGACTTGGTATGTTTGATTATCATTACCAGTGCCTGTGAAGATTTTTCTACCCCAAGAACCTTGTATGATTGTACAGAAGAATTGTGAGTTTGAGGTTACCTTATAGGTAACTCTCTCTGATCCCAAATTCAAGCAATATTCAAGACCGTTTGTTTTATTTTTAAGTGCACCTCTATTTGTTAGAGTGATTCTACCACCAGGTATATCTCGTTCTAAATCAGCGCTAGTTTTGAGTGTAAATTTAATTGTTCCTGTTGCGCTTATATTTCTTCCTGGTATGTGACCAGCAAAAATTGCTGCGTTCTTTATAACTCTTTCGTTAACAGAGGCTAAAACTGAAAGGTCATATTGCTTAATTGAGTTTTTAAGATATAAAAGTGATAACTGAAATAAATTTTCTAGAACAGAAAGAATCTGTCCATATGGAGAACTTGGACTGTAGAGAATGTTTGCTTTTGAATGTTCTTGTTTTAAGAATATTTCAATTTCTCTTTTGATTTTTTCAAAGCTTATTTCTGTTAAATTCATTTTCTTAATATAAATTTTATTGATTATATATTAAAAAAACTTTCTTCTAAATTACAACATTAAATCATAAATTGAATCGGAATCAAAATCTGGATCGGTTATTTTCAAATCGTAATAGTTATAATTCATAAAATCTACTTCATCGGATTTTAATCTCCTATCAATAGAATCGTTTTGATCTTCTCTTTTAACTAATCTTTTTCTTCTAGTTTCTTTGTCGATATCAAGATAAACAACAAAACATTTTTTAAGATCTAATTCTGATAATTGATTAATCTCGTGTGGAGTCAAAATAAACAACTGATTTTTTTCAAAGTTATCTGTTGTTACGCCATAGTTCCAAATTTGATTACCGATGATGAATTCTTGATGTGTTTTGATTTTAGATTCAGATTTTAAGATTTGAAACTGATCGTTTGTTATGAATTCATATTCCAAACCTTCTGTTTCAAACTTTCTTTTTGGTCTAGTTGTAAATTTTGGAGCATAGTTCAAATCTCTTCTAAGAAGACCCCTTAATAAATAATCTTTTCCACTACCGGATGGTCCTACAAGAATAACTTTTTCTGTTTTCATTAAAAATTAAATTTTAATTTCTAATGAAAAGTTTGTAAAAGTTTTTTTATTTTTTTATTATTTTATTATTTTCTTTAACGTGTGTTACTTTATTTATTTGATTTTTTGCAAAATCATCAAAGTTCATAACTTTTGGCTCTCTTGGTTGTGATGATGCTGAGTATTTTGGAACACCACCTTGTCCGGCAGTAAAATCTTTTCTTGATTTTAGAGCTTGTTTCAATCCTGCTAAAATTTTACCTTTTCTTCTATCTTTTTTTCCTTTATTCAGTGAATCACCTTTTTGAGAAATAATTTTCTTAGGAGAATCCTTCGAAGAAATAGTTGCGTTATAAGGTATTGAAACGTCGCCGGAACCGGATTTACCACCTCCTGCACTATAACCTGGTTCTGTCGTGACACCAGCATAACTTGATGGTTGTGATGGTGTGACTGGTCCCATTCCAGCAGTTGTTGCATTTCCATATGCAACACCCATGCCACTAATACCTATTGAAGCTGCGCCAGCTGCGCCGGCGGGTCCTCCAGTTGCACTTACGTCTTCAAAAAGTGAATCTATGTATTCGGATTCTGCTTCTTCAATCATCTTGTTGATTTCTTTTATACTTTTTCCTTCGAGAATCAAGTTTTGTCTAATTTGAAAAAGTTTTTCGAGTGTATATTTTTTATTTTTCATAAAATTATATATTATTTTTGTGATTTGAAAAAGCTTTCTTAGATATATATTATTGTGGAAAAATTAAAATATTTAGAATTTGATAAATTAATTAAAGAATTGGATTTCATTGAATCTGAAATAAGATTCAAATCGGAGTTGATTCGTAATATCGATTCTCATTTTATGGATTCGGTCACACATTTTCTGAATGATCATCCACATCTCAAAACTGTTTATGAAGATCAGGTTACCTCTAATTTGTTGAATAGTGAGAAAACTATCTCTAAAGAATTACACTGTGATGAAGAAAATAATGAAGATGTGGTTGTTGACACTGATGTAGTTGATAGTAAGATTAAAAATTTATATCGACAAATTGTTAAATTGATACATCCTGATAAAAACGGCACGGAAACCTTAAATCATCTGTATTCAGAAGCGACAGAAGCTTACAAAGCTGGTAAAATATTTTCCATCTACAAAATATGTCATAAATTGAATTTGTCTGTTCAATTATCTGATGAAGAATTGAACACCATTAAAGAAGAGATCAAGTCTGGTAGAGAAAGGATAAAATTTCTGGAAACTACATACACATATCAATGGTGGACAGAAAACTTGAATTCAACAAAAGAGAAAATAATACTTTCCTATATAAAGAGTCAATTAATCAAAGAATAGTCAATCTAACTTTATTATCATTGATTATTTTTTCTAATTCGTCTTTTCTCAAATATTTTTTAAATGTGTCGTCACCTTTTTGATCTTTGAGTGTCCATTCATTTTTGTTTTGAGAACTATACTTATATTTTTTTCCATCGTGTTCTATCTCAATTTCCTTAGTTGACAATTTATCATAGAATTTATTGAAATCAATATCTGGATTTATTTTATAAAGTTCTGTATTTTCCCATTTTGATAATGTTTCATTCCAAGATTGTATAAGGATGTATTCGGGATTTTCTAATTCAAATGCTTCTATTCTATAAATTAAAACGAATCTACAGTGTTTGTTCACGAAGGTTTCGGAGTCTCTTGTGTTTTGAATAGATGATTTTTTTAATCCGATGCTTGAAAGTGAATTGATGAAATCAGAGCTATTATCTAAGAAATCTATTTCAGTATTGAAATCTTCACTTGGTAGAACGAATTTGTCAAATATATTCATTTTTTCTGCACCAATCGACTTTAAAATGTTTTCATAAAAAGTTGATAGTGATTCATTGATGTCAATATTTATGATTGATACATCTATTTGTAGTGATTCTGAAAATTTTTTATAGTTTTTAAGAAATTTCATCTTATTTTTGAAGATATTTATTTAATATATATATTAAAATTTATTTATAGTAAATGAAATTTTATAGAACATATAAACAGTTTAATGAGGCGAGAGATATATTTGTTCTCGATCAATCCGAATTAGAGGATACTAAATCATATTATAAACCAACAAACATTGTTCAAGAAGTTTGTGTTGCGATGATTTTACTTAACAATCAGTTTCTCGACAATATTTTGGACAGGGGAATGAAGGCGAGATATAATGAAAACTCTCAAGTTTTTTTAACTGATTTAAAGAATCTTTTACTCGCTAAAAATAGATTACAGTTGGGAAAATTTCAAGACAATAGATTTGTAGTTGATGAAGAAAGTGCAAAGATAAGTGGATTATTTGAATCTGTTGATTTCTCAATAGAAGAAGATTGGAACACGTTGATAGATTCAAGAATTATTGCTAGAAATATAATTGATAAATTACTTACCTCGGAAAAACTTACAACTGAGATGATAAGAACTATTTATTGGATAGGTCCTAATAAAAGTAAAGAGGTGATGGAAGATTTAGTTGTCGAGACTAATGATGGTAAACAATTTAGTTTTATGTTGAATAAAAACTTAAATCTGTCCAAAACTTCTTCATTTAATGCTCTCGCTGATGATCTAATTGGATTAGAGATTGATAATTTATATTCGGAGGAGTATCTTCCTAAATGGGATAAGTTGGTACAAAATTGGGTAAGAATAATTTATGAAAATGCTAAAAAGAATTATCAGTTGATAATTGAAAAATTTATTGATCCGGATAGAATTCCTAGTTTAGGTTGGTTTGACTTTTTTGATTTGAGACATAGAGATCCTAAATTCAAGATTCTGGGTGAACATATAAAAGAGTTTGATAAAAATTTCATTTGGTTATCAGATGTTTTAAATGAAATTTGGAAAAAAAGAGAAGATTGTTTCATGGATCCAGAATTAGTTTATAATGAATGGATGGAGAAAAAGATATATTTATTAAATTCCAAAATATTGGAACACATACTGACTGAATCACTAACTAAAAATAATTCGGATGAAATTAAAAAATTAGATGGTGGTTGGAAACTAGGATGGGGTAAAATAAAAATGAAATTGATTAAGTCACTTGTTATTAAAATGGGATGTCTCGAAAGACCAGTTTACTATTTAGGTAACAGAGGAAATAATTTCAATCTTGTCCCATCTCGTGGATTTTTCAGAGAATTTTATGATGACATGAGAATGCGTTTTGATTATCATGTTAAGATGATGGTGAGTGATCAAGAAGAAAGTAATCAATTTGTTTTAAAACTTAAATTAATATTGGATAAGAAAACTTTGTTAGATTGTGATGTGGTCGTCAAATTTAGTGGTGGTGAATTAAATTCTAAACTTTCTGCAACTTTTAAATTCAAACCAGCTTCTAATTTTAATATGTTGATTTCAAATAAAATGATGCAGTCGGTTTCGAAATGATTAAGATTAGGCGTTTTAATGAAATATTTCAATCATTTGATTATGATAGAATAAAAAAAGATTTACGTTCAACACATGGTTGGGGTGAAGGTTCTATGACACTTTGTTCTGATTTTGAGCAAAGTGAATATTTCGAAAATCCACAGAGTGTAATCGAATACGTAGATCAATTCCACATTTATCTATTTGATCTTTTTTCGAACAAATTGAGAGATAGTGGGTTACCAAGAAATCATGGAATTTTGCTTGGTGATTGGCCTTTTGGAACCAAAGTTTCACATCCTAGAAGTTTCTATAATAAATTGACTTAAATTGCGCTGAAAACCACCGCTTTCTATATATAAAATAAAAATTATTTTTATATATGAGTGGTGAGTTTAACAAACTTATTCAAAACATTGACAAACTGGAGAAAACAAGTTTCGAGAGTGGACTTTCCATAGAAAAATTCATGTTACCTGATAAGCAGGCTGTAAAGAAGTATATTGCCATGTTGAATCCTCAGATGTCTCGTGATGACATAGATTTAATGGTGGATGGTGCCGATGAACTTTATAAAAAGTTGGAAGAAAAATTCGAAAATAAAAGAAAATCAGATTCTGAAGAAAATCTATCCGAGTCATCAAAAGATACCAATGAAAACACTAATACAAGCGGTGCATCTGGTGATAGAACTTCAAATACAAATACAAGTGGTTCACCTCAAACGAGTGGTGGTAGTGGTAATCAACAAACTCAACAAACCACTACACCGGCTAAATTTGAATATACATCTTTTTACCAACAAACACCAGATGGTGAGGTAACACTTGTTCGAATTTATTTTAAAGGTAAAAAAGTTAGGGAAGAAAGATTACCAAGATCCTTAGGTATGGAAGGAGCAACAGCGCTGCTTAAAGAAAAGGGGAAAAATGAAGGTCACCTTGATGAAAATGGTAATCTGATTAGGGAAGAACCAGATCTGCCAGCTCAACAGACAACGCCACAAAGTGGCGATGCAACATCATCGAATACTACAACACCTGCGAATCCGAGTGATGAAAAGGAGAAAAGAAGACAAGAAAGAGAACAAAGAAAAAAAGAGGAAAGAGAGATAAGAAAACGACAGATTAAAGAATTTGTTGACTTAGCAAAAGAAATCTATGAAGAGCAAGTTAATGAAATCAAGAAGAAAGTTAAGGAGATAAAAAAAGAGATACAGACTGCTTTTTTTATTCTTAAAGCTAAACTACAAGAACTTGTATCTAAATTAATTAATTCGCTGATTTCTGCTGCGGTTGCTATACCTGCTGCTGTTTTGAAGATAACCTTGCCTCCGTTCAATGTTCCAGACGCTCTAAAAGGTGTATTAGTTTTAGTGCAGTGTCTTTTGGATTTAATTGCTGTAGTAAAGGATTTGATACCATTTTTGAAACCGATTAAATATTTAACTTTAGTTACTTCTGCTGAAAATTTAGCAATACTTGGAACAATTATGAATCCTATTATAGAGGGTATTTTTGCTATATTAGCTCCGATTCAAGGATTTGAAAATATAATTTTCACGCTTTTGAATCTTTTGCTTAGTCTTTTAGCTAATACAAAGGAATCTACCTTCAGAAAAGCAACTAAAAAACTTAAAAAACTCGGTCATCTAAAAAAATTGGATCTACCAATCCCTGAAGAAGCAATAAATCTTATCACTAAAGTTTTTTGGGGAACAGATAATAGAGGAAAAAAATATGAAAATGATGGTGATCCACCTAATAACGATGGTGAGAAATTAAAGTTGCAAGACGAAACACCAGTAACAGTTTATTCTTTTTCACCTGATGATATTACAGAAATTATCGGTTTATTGGACACCTTTGTTGTTAAAAATAACAGAGTGGTTGCATATAGACAAAAAATAAAATTCAAAGATCAAGATACTGAGCCTGAAGATTTAATTAAAACTTTGATCAAAGAACTGGAGAACAGTGCTTTACCAGCCGTTCCGAAAGACACATCTGAATTTGAACAATTTGTTTATGATATAAAGTTACCTGATGGAACTACAATTTTTGGTATATCTGAAGAAGCTGTTGAGTTTTATAAAAATAAATATACCTTAACCTTTAAGGGTGAAGTTTAAACATTCAAAAATTGTTTTAATATAAAATAAAAAAATTAAAATATTATGGGAAAAAAAGCCAAAGAACATAGAAAAAAAGTTGCTAAAAGAAACGAAAAAATGAAACTCGAAAAAAAGAGTCAAGAAAGAGTAGCCATGAATTTTCTTAGGAAGTTAATACAAAAAGAAAAGGAAAGTGGTGCGTTTAATTCGCCAGTTCAACCACTGCCAAGTGCGGAACTACCGAATGCTAGCCCTAATCAATTTTTGGGTCCACAAATTTAAAAAAAATAAATGAAAAACTCTAAAATGACATTGACTATCAATAAAGAAGACATGGAGCAAAATGACTACCTTTATTGCTGGTCAGAAATTGGAAACCGACCTAATAAAACTTTATTTCATAGTTTTTATGATCCTTTACAATTTTTACAATTTTTAGAAGGATTTGGTTACCAAAGATGTGGTGAGTTCAGTGAAGTGATGCCGATTGGTGATGTTCCAATCATAAATCAAAAGAATTTATATAAAATCGAGGATGGATTTTATATTTCATTCACACTATTTGACAAATTAGGCGAAGAAAAAATGGTTGGAGATGTTTCAATTATTTGGAATGAATCACATTTAAAGAAAGTAGAAGAATGGACATTAGCTTTACAAGATTTTATAGAATTTAGTGAAGATGAAGAAGGTGAGATAAGACCAGAGAGAACAAATATCATTTCAGTTGGACAAAATGGATATGAATTAAATCATTTAAACTTACCCAAAATAGAATTAGAAGATATTGAGTTCTTTTATAACGATGAAACTATAAACAGAGTTGAAAAATTAATAAAATTGATAAGAAAGGGTGAATCTGGTTTAACAATTTTATGGGGAGAAAGAGGTTCGGGTAAAACAACTCTATCTAATTATATAATCTCTGAAACTGAGAATATAGTAATTTATATTCCTTTGAATATGTTAGATCTGACTATAAGTAGTCCAGACTTTTTTAAATTCTTAAAATTGAGAAAAAATGCTATTCTTGTGATTGACGACGCTGAAATTCAATTTAGTGATTATTTTTCTAAAAATAGTTTTTTTACTGGTAATCTTTTACAACTGGTAGATGGTTTAGGTTCAAAAAATCTAAATTTGAATATCATTTTAATTCTTAACAATAAAAATTTGAATGAAGTTGATTCTAATTTATTGAAATGTAACAACCTCTTAGATGTTATTAAAGTTGAACATTTGTCTGATGAAAAATCTAAAGAACATGTAACTTTTTCAAATTCTTCTAATAAAAGAATGAATGGAAAAAGAACAAATGAATCAATTAAGCGACGACTCTCCAAAAATGGTAATGAATTCGGTTACAAATAAAAATATATACATGAATATGAATTATTTATCAGAAGAAGATATTTTGAACTACCTTATGACTTCTGATTTCAAAGAAGGATTAAGTCCGGATGAGTTTATTTTTCTATTGTGTAAATTTCGTAATTTTTACAGAGTTTCTTATGGCAAAAATGAAAATATGAAGATAGTTTTAGATAAAAACCTCAGTGAATGGGAGGATTTCAAAAAAAATAAAAATAAAGAAGTTGAGAAATATCTATTTGAAAAAATTGAAGCAGAGAAAAAAGTCGAAAGAATGAAGTCGATATTAAATAGAAAATTGAGTTTGAAAGAAAGATTTTTGGGAAAAATAATATTAAAAGAAAATGAAATTAGTTGAGTTTAAGAAATTAGAAGAGTCGATGGAGGAGCAAGACTTCAATAAAAGTTATAAAAACATTAATTTGGTGATGTTTTGGCTTTCAATTTTTGGTAATGCTGCTTCTATATTTTTAGCATACTTTTTATTAAGTAAAATTTTATCTGGTGCTATTACAGATAATCCTATTTTGGTTGGTGTTGCTTCAGTAATACTCTTGGGTGGACTTGAGTTGTTAAAAAGAGAGATTTTTGATAAGTTTAGTCTGCAACAACTCAAACACAATAGTTTAATAAAAAAAGATGTTTTACCTTTGGCAATTATTAGTCTTCTTTTGATTACACTTTCATTTTACTCATCATTGAAAGGTGCTTCAGAATTTTCTTCCAAGGCAAAGGAAATCGAAACAAAAGCTGTATCAAATGTTAAAACTTTTGAAGATAGTCTTAACAGAGAACTAAAAATGAAGGTTGATTCACTAGACAAAATAATTATAGCTAACAAAGAAAAAATTGAATCTAAGGATAAAGAAAGTACTGAAATAGCTTCTACTAATCCATATCAACCAAGGTTGAAAGATTTAAGAACACAGCTTGCTGAATTAAGACAGGACAATAAAGAAATAGAGATCACAAAGAAAGAACTTAAAAAAGAAGTAGAAATTAAAGTAAAAGAATACGAGACTGACTCTAAAGAAGAAGCTAAAGAAAAAAAGACAGAAAATAAAGACAATTCATTTTTCTTCATTATTATTTCTACTTTAATAGAGTTGATTATTCTTGCTGGTGTTTACTTCAACGAGTATTACAAATGGAGATCTTACCAAGAGTTTAGGAAAAAATTAGACAAAGATTCGAACTTTCAAAAGTGGTATAATTATAATGCAATTCTTGAGATTATTATCACTTCAGATACAAAAGTAAATGATAAGTTAATGAGTGGAAAAAACATTCAAGATTTATGTAAAGTAAATGGGATAATATTGTTGAATAAAGATATACAGGATTTTAATAAGTTGATGATCTCTTTGGGTATATTCAAATCTTCGGGTAGTAGTAAGTATTTTTCTAAGACAAAAGAAACTGCTCAAGAGATACTAAAGAAACACTTCAAGATGGATTAAAAGAGGGAAAGACTATTTCTTAAATATATAATCTAAAAATAAAATAGATTATGTCAAAAGAAAAAGTAGAGAATATTGACAGATGGGAAAATTTGTTGAAGCTTTTAACGGAAGAGATAGAGGTCGATGGTATGTACGTCCATTTGAAAGACGATTTTGAAAAGTTTTATATTAAAGGAAATAAAACTGCGGGAACGAGAATTCGAAAAGTGATGCAATTAATTAGAAGAGAGGCAGAGCAGATTAGAATTGAAGTTCAAGAGCATAAAAAGACAATTTAAAATAAACCCACAACTTTGTGGGTTTATTTTTTAATATATAGTGAAAGAAAAAATAAAATCAACTTATGAAAAAATTCAGCAAATTAACTGGAGAAAAAGTTACAAATGAACCAAAAGCAGTAGAAGTTCCTAAAGGTGATATTGAAAGAGAAAATCTTAGATTCGAAATAATGAGTTTGATAGATGACATATTAGTCATCAGATCAAATGGATCTGTCAGAAAACAAAACTTCAATAATAGTGTCTCTATTTCCGGTAAAGAAGATTTAGCTGATGCAATCATGGATTTGATTTCTGAGAAAAGTCTGAAAGCTAAATCAGAAGTTTTAGAATCTTTGAAAGGTGGTGAGATATTAGAAAGAGCTGTTTATAATATTAACAAAGAATTAACTACAAAAAATTTTTTGAAAGAAAATCTAAGCACTGTTAAAAAAGTAGAGAAGTTTCTGAAGACACATGGTCAAGATTCTGATTTTATCTTAGTTTTAGAAAATTGGACATCTAGAATAAATTCGTCTTTTGATGCTCAAAACAAAGCAGAAACTGTGAATAAAATGATAGAGGATCTTTCATTTTCACATTTAAAAAAAACTCAGTTAGTTGCAGTGAGGGATTCTTATTTAAGAAGATCTAAACTATTACAAGGATGAATTTGAATTTGATATTTGAAGAGGTTAAAGTTGATAATTTCGAAGGTGAAATCGAAATATTCAAGACTGTTAAAAGAGGTGAAAGAATAGAAACAAAGGTCGATAAAAAACAGTACAAATTGCAGAGAGAGTCATCAATTTCGTTTTTGGAAGATTTTCAAAAAATAGAAAGTAAATACAATTTTTTTAAAAGAAATTTTTTCGAAAAATTCTTTTCTAAAAGGGATACAAATCATCTAATAAAATTTATTTCAAAAGAATCTGAGAATTTTTCTTGGATTCTTAGTCCAAAAAACTTTTACAAAAACTTAAAAGACTCGAATTTATTCACAGATAAGCTAATATTCGAATTTGATTCCTGTGATTTTATTTTAGGTAATTTTGACTCGGCAACAATTATTAAAAATGGAGAATTTTGCCATATTCTTCAAAATTCACCACTTAAATTGATTAAAATAAATTAATCGAATAAATCCTTCAACATATTGCTTCTGAGTGAGTTTAAAGTTTCAAAAAATTTGAAACTACAGTTTACATTTGTTCCGTGATCATTTTGTATAAGTATTCTTAAATTTCCAGCATAATCAAGGCTTTTATCAATTACTTTGTAGATAGTTCCTATACTCACTCCGTACACATCCGGTTTTGCAACACATTTTACGGTTTCATTATTGTCAATTGCTAAAACTCTTTTTTTGAATTCTTCTGAGAGATTATCAATGAGTGCTCTTGAATTGAGTTTCCTAAAGTCTGTTCCAGATTCGGTTATTTTATCGATTAGAAAGTCAATGACGAATTGAGTGCGTTTCATTTCTTCAAGAATTGTTAAATCTGGTTCTGGAATCAAACTTGTGTAGAATCTATTTACCCTTGAATAAGCTAAATGATCCAGATCAATTTCTTGTTGTTGTAAGAAATTGGCAATTATAGACTCGGATTTTGAAAGATTATCACTTAATCTTAATCTACCTCTATTCCCTTGATATCCGTGAAGTTTTAGCCATTTTTCTGAATTCATGAATATAGGCATTGACCTAACTGTTTTATTTCTTAAAGTCTTTTTGGCAGATTCATCGATAGCATTGTCTTCTAAAATTTTTTGGAATGATTTAGTTTTTATTTTTTCCTCATAGATTACTTTTTGTCCGATAGATTCTGTTTTATTTATGAACTTTATAAAATCTGCGTAATGGTGCAATCCATATCTTTGGATTTCTCTGCTTAGCACGTTTTCTTTTGAAAGTAATTCAGAATCTGAGTTAGTTCTTAATGATTTAAGTGTTTTCTGATAATCATCAAGAATTTTGAAGACTTCTTTTGATCTTTCAAGAATATTGAGATTTTCCCTAATTATATCAAGTGTAAGTACCATAAATAATTTTTTGTTCTATATAGTAATTTTTTTATGAAAGTTTATAAAGTTATTAAGTTTTGGAATTGAAATTTAATATATAAGAAATATGAAGAAATATTCAGAAGCATTTATAAACAGTTCTAATTTTTTAAAGTGGGCAAGAATCGGTTTTGAATTCGAGTTATACATGACCGACCTATCCTATTATAAAACTTTAGAATTGCTTAATCAATATTTGGAACCAGTGCAAGTTCATGGTTTCAGAAAGTATCACTCTGATTTTAAACCAGACGCAGAGAACTTCAAAATAGAACCTGATTTATCACTTGGGTCTAATGGTGTTGAGTTGATCACCGGGCCTTTAGAATATTTTACAGCAAGACATTATTTGATAAAAATACTCAAGTTTATACAGGATTATGGATATACAACAGAAAAGTGTGCTATTCATTTTAACATTTCCTTTTCAGAAGGTTGTGATAAAAATCTGAATAATCTAAATGTTTTGAAGTTAATTTTATCAACTGACGAAGATGAAATTTACAGAGTTTATCCTTCAAGAAAGGGTAATGTTTATGCTAAAACTATCAAGAAAGTCATTCCATTCAAAGAATATGATTATAATAGTGTTGCTGTCGATTCCATAAAAAACACTCTTAGATTGCCTGATGATAAATACTATGGTATTAATTTTTTACACATAAATAATCCAAGAGAAAGTCAAAGATTAGAGTACAGATACATCGGTGGAGCTGATTATGAAAAGAATATTGGTCAAATATTGTATTTTATGGATAGATTTATTCTTGATGTTTGGGAATCGATAGATGGAACTTTTACAAACAAAAATATAAGAGATCTAGAGACGTATCTCAAAATGAATATAAGTAATTTCAAAAACTTTTCTAAATATAACAATTTTCTTACTGATTTTCCAACGATTGCAATTCAAGTCGATCAGGTCGGTGACTATGATGTTGTGAATGCTTACTACCCCAAAATATTCGGTAAGTTACACACAATCATTGATTCTACTGATTCGTTGAAAGATTGTATAATAAATTATGTAACTGCTCTTCAGAAGTTTGAAATAATTGATGCCCAAGTGAAGCTAACCCAAAATGTAAAAGATTTTGATTTCATAAACTGTAATATTGTAGATGGCATTTTTGATGATTGTCATTTTGTAAATTGTGAGATACAAAATTGTCAGATTATTAAATCAAAGGTTCACGGTTCAAGAGTTTCTAAAACAAAACTTTTGAATACTGGAGTTGAGGCATCTGAAATAAAGGATTGTTTCTTTATGAATGGTTATTTAAATTGTGATATGATTGGTGGTGTGTTTAGAAGTGGTAAATTGGGGCCTTATGCTAACATAAGTTCTGAAACAAAGGTTGTTAGAGATTCTGACAACTTCTTTGATACAAGTTTTGATGATGACTCTTATGATTTCAAGAATGATAAGGGTGTTATGAAAGTTTTCAAAAAATAATTAAACTATAAGATGAGAATTAAGAAATTTAATAGATTCGAATTGATAACAGAAGGTGCCGCTAGAATGCCAGTTGATATCGAATATTGGAAAAGAAAGGGAAAAAGTGGTAAGGATGTCGCTCTTTATACTCACGATGACCTAGATGGTATTTTTAGTGCGATCGAAATGAAAAATTGGCTTATCAGTAGAGGTTTCAATATTGTTAAATATGGAATCTTAAATTATTCAGATGGTTGGAAATATACGACATTAGATCCTACACTAATAAATGTAGTTTTAGATTTTGCGAATATGCCTGGAGACGAAAGGGATGAATTGGTTGATTACTATTTAGATCATCACGGTGATTTCACTCCGGAACAAAAGGAAAAATATAAAAATTCACCTGTTAAGAAATTACACACCGCATCGGCATATGAAGCTGTTTTGATTGCTTTGGGTCTGCCACAAGATGAATTAAAAACTAATGCCATTGATATGGTTGATGCTGCGAAATATGATCAATATAAAGTTACCTGGCAAAGACTTTTGAATTTCGATTTATCTGAAATAGTTGAGGTTGCAAAAGAAGCTATCGCCAAAAAAGAAGCTGGTAAAATTTCTCTTCAAGGTCGTTTAGAGTTTGCGGCAGCTTTTAATCAATTTTTGAAAAGATCTGATACAAAGACAATTATCTCTGTAATAGAAAATTGTAAGGATGTTTCTATTTACAGTGTTTACAATGTGATGAGTAGAGTATCTCCTTATCATAACATACCTAAGAGAGGACCGAAAACTGGTGTTATTACTGATTTCAAAACAGATGCACAAGAAAGATTGGCTAAGATGCAACGAATGACGAGAGGAACTAAGACGGACTCTAAAAAAATCTATCAATCGATGACTGAATTTTTGACTGATTTCAAGTCAGGATATAAAATTGATTTATCTGGTTCTGGTTATCAAATCATTGGTAAATTGGCTTTTGTTCCAACTGGAACTTGGGCTAATGCTTTAAGAGCGAGATCTATAATTGAAAAGGATTTTATGGATGGCATCATTGAGTCTGAACCTGATTTCATACTTTTGCAATATGGTGGAACACTTCAGATTTGTTCTTATAAGCCGATGTCTCAGATCGAATCTTTGCCTAAACTAAAAGATGGTACAGAGGTGAATGATTTGGGTGCGTATATGACAAGTCTATTGAATAATTTTAGAGCTCACTTGGATTATTATGATCCGGATACTACAATTGGACAAGATGAAATCACTGTTTCTGGTGGTCACGGTGGTATAGGAAGTATCTCGAATATATTTGGTGAGTGTAAAGTAGGTAAATATAGTGGTGTTAGATTTATTGACATGTTCAAAAATAAAATTATTTCTGACTTGTCTGGAGTAAAATTTGATATAGATTTGAAATGGGGTGAGAGGTCTGAGGGTACGCCTAAGGAGCCAGATCCTGATTATAAAGTTATTCCAACAGAAAGAGTTACTAAAATTGATAAGTATGGGAATGTAATTATCCCTGAGAGAGTTGTTAATTTTGGTAAATTCAAGTATTAAATTCAAAATCCATAGAAAATTTCTATGGATTTTAACTTTTTTGTGTAGGAGGAAAGGATAAATTAAATAAATATATCTATATCGTAAGTAATTATGAAAAGATTTAATTATGTGAATGGATTTCTTTTGTGTCTATGTGAAAACTCGGAAAAAACTTGATAAGTATATCAAAGTTAATAAGATCAGGAATAAATATATTATTGATATTAAAAAAATTATTGAAGAGGAAGAAATTTCTTTTGATAAAGAGAAAACATATCTAAAAATAATAGTTTATCAAAAAATTCAACAGGCAATTGAAAAGGGTAAAGATGTCTATTATATACCAGATTTCGAAATGGAGTTTTCTATTGAAAAACTTCTAAATATGAGAAAAATTCTCGGTGAGGAAAATAATTTCAATGTTCTTATTTTTTATAATGAATTTAGAAAGAATTCAGATATTTTAGGTGATGTTCTTTCGAATTTATCAAAGTTCTCGGCATCACAGATAATCAGAGATTATTAATCTATGAAGATGATTTAGTTTTATATATAATTATATAAAATTATTTTTTTTAAATGGCTTCACCACTAAATTTAACAAATTTATCACCCAATGATGTTGGTATTCCGTCTGTATCCGGGACTAATCGAACTTACAGAGTTTTAAGTGGTCGTGGTATTAGGTCTTTATTCAGCAATGGTGTCGGTCAGTTTTCTCCATTTCCGAAGGGTGTTGATCCCGAAAGTGGTAATGTAACTGGTATTTCTGGGGCAGCTGATGTTCATAAAGATGAATTGTATGACTTATCAATATCTGGAATCATTAATTATTGTAAAGATTTTTCGAGTATGAAACTTGATTTCGCGGATTTTGCTTACTTGAAAAATGTTGGTGTTTATCCTAACAATAGGATAATAATAGCTAGAAGATTCAGTGGTGGCGTCGGTAACGATTTAACAGCAATTAAATCATCACCTTTAGCGACTCTGATATCTTGGGTATCTGAGGAAGAAGATTTTCTATCAGTCAAATATAATGAAGAGTGGACTGCAGCAGAAGCTGATTTTGAAAAGGTTTTAAATGATATAGGTGAAGATGTAAAGGCATCTCAAGATCAAGGTTCCGGTTTAGGTAGTTTAGCGAAAAGAGCTTTCGATATAATACCTCTACCAGGTTTTTCAGAGGGTCTTCAATATGAGGTTAAGAAAAGAATGGGATTAACAGATGCTGGTATAGGTAATTCACCACTTGGTAACCCAAACATTATAGCTGAGGCTATGCGTAGAAAAACAATTGATTTTAGCTCTGGTGACTCTGGTCTGGCGGCTAAATTCAGTGTCAAAATGACTGTTGAATATGAACAAAAGTTTATAAATGGGGTTGATCCAACACTTGTTTATATGGATATAATTCAAAACGCACTTACCTTTGGTACTTCTGATTCAGCATTCAAGTATAGTTCAGCATTTGGATCAGGTGTTACGGGTATAATACGTGACTTGATAAGTGGAAATATAGGAGCTATATTCAAAGCTCTATCTGGGTTTGTCTCTTCACTTCTTAGTGCGATTTCTGATTTAGCTTTAAAGTTTGCCAACTTATTGATAAATGCTGAAGCACAAGATGTGCAGGATACTTTTTCCGCAGACGCGATAGCTAATTTTTTGAAAGTAGCTTTTGCTTCTACAATTGGTCATGTAGTGAGTAAATATAAAATTAGATTAATGGGTATTGCAAATGCTTTAACCGGTAGCCCATCAACACCTTGGCACATAACAATTGGAAATCCAAGAAAACCAGTTTTTAGTTCTGGTGATATGTTATGTACGGATGTTACCTTAACATTAGGTAAGGTTTTGGCATTTAACGATCTTCCATCTTCTATAAAATTAGATTTGAATTTTACGAGTGGTAGAAATTTAGGTGCTCAGGAAATTTTCAACAGATTAAATACTGGTAAAGGTAGAAGTTATGTAAGATTAGAGAAATCGTTTGTTGAATCACCTGATGCTAAGTTCGCAACAAGTTCTGATATTGATAGTTTATATGTTTCATCTAGTGCGTCCTCATATCCAGTTACACCTATTATTGTACAAGATTTGAATGACCCATATATATTACCTTGGTCCGGTGACACACAACAAACTGACTACTTATTATATGACATTCCACAAGCGTTACCCAATCAAAATCAAGATAATACAAACCCATCAGTTGGTAATACTGGTTCTAATAATTTATCAAATCAATCAGCTGGAACACCAGGTCCAGAGGGAGTCAATGTTCAAACAACTGGAACAGCTTCAACAGCTGGAGGTGCAACACCATCGACACCGCCTCAGGCTCAAGTTCAGTGGACACCAGGTCTTGATAGTAATGGTGTTCTACAAGTCGGTCAGACTTCAGACCAGAAGAAATCTGGAACGACTGACAATGTTCCACCTATATCTTGGGAAGTTCAAAGAACAGAAGTTGAAAATGAATATGAAATATTTGTAGATGGTGTTTCTAAAGCTAAATCTAAGTTTGCTAATGGGTTAAAGGCTCAGAATAGAGCGTTAGACTATGTTAGAGCGGAATATACAAAAAGAAGAAGTGAGGCGAGAAGGAGAAGATAAAAAAATAATTTTTATTTTATGAAAATATACGACATTGATACCATATTCAGAGATACGAAGCAAGATAATTTATATAATTTATTTACCCCAACATTTAAGTTTAGGGTAGACATTCCATTTAAGAATCATATTGCTGAAGAGGGTGAATTCATGAGAATTGATTCTGTTTGTAAAAAAATATATGATTCATTGGATGAATTAGATGTTTTATTGAGTATCAACGACATTGACAACCCTTTGAATATAATGATTGGGGATAATTTTTTATTTCCGCCTCTAAGCGCTATCGAAGATTTTAGATTGAAAACACAAGTCGAAGAGGAGAATGTCAGACTATTAACCAATCCAAATAAAAGCACCAAAAAAGATACAAGTCGTCAGGCATATGTTGAACAGAATTTTTCTTTACCTCCGACTGTTGCTAGTGAACCAACATCGCAAGTAAGAATTGAAAATAACCAATTGATAATTGGTAGAGATTAAAAATTGTAATTACGAATGAATCTTACTAAGTTAGTGCCATTGTTATCCCCTGAAAGTAAACAAAACTTGGAACTGTTATATCAGAGCATGAAAAAAGCTAATATAACAAACAAGTTTGTGCAAGCTGGTATTCTTGCTGTTACTGCAAAAGAAAGTGGATTTCAGTTAAAGACCGAATCTGATTATAGAGATGTTGATGATATTAGCAAGATCAGAACGATATACAAATCTCTTAGTTCATTTACTGATACTGAAATTCGTGACTTAAAAAACAATCCAGAAGAATGGTTCGACTTTTTGTATGGTGGTAAAAATGGAAATTCAACAGAACAAAGATATTTCAAATCTATAAACCAATCTTTACCTAAAAGTGAGGGTTTCAAATATAGAGGTCGAGGGTTTAACAATCTTACCTTCAAAGGAAATTACAAAGACTTATTGTCCTTTGCAGAGGGAAATGATATTGTTAAAAATCCGGATTTAATGAATGATGGTAAAGTCGCCGCTCCTGTTTTGATGGGTTTCTATAACAAGAGTTTTAAGCAAAATCCAAAAGTTTTGGCTTCTTGGAATATGAAAGATATCAACAGTGCTAAGAATTTAGCAGATGCCGTTGGTGTAATTTTTCATGTGACTATGGGTGTTTCATATACTAAGGAAAAGGTTATTGATATTGGTATCAAAGCAGGGACTTGGGATAGAGTTAATGTATATGTAAGAGAATTTTATGATTGGATATTAAAAAAAGAAAATTTAACACCGGATCCAAACGCATTCAAAGAAAGTGAAGTTATTAGAAATAATAGAAATTCACAACAGTCATTCACATCACAAGGTGGATTAAGTAATCAACTTTCTTTTCCTCAAATATTTGGAACTGGAAATCAAAATCAATCTTCTTCACTAGCTTCTCAATTTGGTGGTGTCGGATCAAACATCCCAAATATACCACAATTAACAGGCAATACACAATCAGTTGCAAATAATCCACTGACTCAAGTTGGTGCAAATCCTTTGACTGGAACTGTTTCGATAATTGGAACTTCACAATCAATACCAATAACTGAGGGAACTAATATAGTTGTCAATCAACAAGCCCAAGGTAGTGGAACATTCAGTAATAATGTAAACGTACAAGGTTCGGGTTCACAATCAGGAACAGTATCTAATCCGGCTATTCAGGAAAGTCAGGGTAGAGGTGAAAGTGGTGTAAATGAAGGACAAAAATCAAATTCAAGTGCTTCTAAAAATATAATTACTATTTTACAACCTAAACTGAAAGCTCGTGAGATAAGATTTAATTTACCACCACAAAAAGACCAACAACAAGAAATAGCTTTGAATTTTGGTAAAGTTCCAATTATTTGGTATGGAGCATATCAAATAAAACAAAGTGATGTTGATTTTATAAGTCTATCTACAATAGATGGTATACCGACTCTTAAAGTTACATTTAAAGACACCTATAATATGATGAAGGATAAGGCATTTCCTTTAGATGATACGAAAATAAGTATTTTTATTAATACTTTAAGTGAAAACTTAAAGCCAATACACATGGATTTCAAGATTGTAAAATTTAATATTGATGGTAAAATTTATGATATAACCGGAGTGATTGATGTTAACCAATTATACACAAAAAAGTTTAGATCCATTCCTAAAAAAACTTCTTTCAATGCTTTAAAAACAATTGCTGAGGAAGTTGGATTAGGATTTAATTCTAACATCGATAATACTGATGATGAAATGACTTGGATAAATACAGGTGATAAACTACATAAATTTATTCAAAAAATTGTAGACAAGTCTTACAAATCAGATGAAGCTTTTTTGATATCTTATCTGGATTATTTTTATGGTTTAAATTATATTGAAATAGAAAAGGAGCTGAATAGAGATATAAAAGCAGATTTGGGTATTCCTAATATAGGAATCGCTGAAATATTGAAAATCAAAGATAAAGACCTTGTTTCTAGATTATTTTTAACAAATGATAGATCTATGGAGACTAGTAATAGTTATTTCAGCACTTACACAATCCTAAATATGTCGACAAGTATTGCAATAGAAGAGGGATATTTGACTAAAGTTAAGTTCTATGATCAGTTAAAAAAGGACTTTCTGATATTTGACATAGATTCGATAACTTCTAAAGGTGATAGTACAATTATTTTGAAAGGCAATCCACAAGATGAAAATTTTTATAAAGAAAATGCTAATTTAGTTTATAAAGGGAAACTAGATGTGGATAATATGCACAAAAACTATATCTACTCAACTATACAAAACGATAGAAATATAATAGACTTGCAGAAAATTGGAATGGAAATTGTCATGGGTCACGCTAATTACAACTTGATAAAATTTCAGAAAGTGCATATTATTTTATCAAACCAACATTCAACACCTTCTGCTTCTCATATCAATAATCGATTAAGTGGTGAATGGTTGATTGTTGACATCTATTATATGTTCGATGGAAAAGGTTTTAGTCAAAGAATAAAATTAGTTAAAAGAGAACTCGATTTATCACCTGAAGAACAACAAAAAGAGGGAACCTCTCCTGGAACACAAGCAACTCAAAATCAGGGTAATAGAACAGAAAATCAGAATCCAACAACAACTACAGATGGACAATCAACTACTGTTTCGAGTCAATCTATCACTCCGACGCCACAACCAACACCTCAGACACCAGTAACGAACAATGGACTTGATAATTTGATGATGGGTGAAAGTCCAGATCCTAGATTTGTAATTGGTTTGAGCACAAATGGTTTGAAAAATTTATTCGTTTATCAAGGTCAAGTCAACAACTGTGATGCGACATCGAGACTTTTAGTTTATAAATATTTAGATAAAAGAGGTAAAGGAAAGTTCTTAGACACCTCACTGAAAACTGTTCCATCACTAATTTTATATGCAGTAGACTTAAATCCGAAAGTTGAAATGGGTGGATATGAGATAGATTTGCTTTTCGGTGGACCACTTTCATATGTATCGGTGACAAGAGAAGCTAATAACAGTGGAACATTTACGAAATCAAGTGACTCAGAGAAAGCTATGTCTTATATGGATGCCAATTTGCGTAATGGTATTCCAATAATAATCGGAGTGGGTATACCAAAATTCAGTTCAGGTAATCCAGACCAAAGCTCAGATCACTTCATGGTGGTAGTTGGAAAAGGAAAGGCTGGTGAATATTATTTCCACGATGTAGGTGGTGCCTCGGGAGTTATTTTAAATACTTTGAAGCCTGTTCAAGGAAAGGAATGGTTGTATAAATCCTTCCTGAAATGGACAGATACCGTTGGTGAAAAAACAGGGAATGTTTATTTAACTTTTGTTGGTATTTATCCTAAAGATAAAAGTAATTTTAATAGAATTATCGCTTAGATAATGCTCTAAGAAGTGAATAAATAATATATAAATAAAAAATAAAATAAATGTCCAGTTACTTAGAACTTCTTAGTAGAAAATATAATACCTATAATTTTTATAAAGATTATGTAGGTAAACAGTTTGTGCACCTTTTAGATTATTATGAAAATGGTAATAGAAGGCTAACCGAGAACATTCCAACAACACCAGACATAGCTTTAGCTTCTTGGGTATCGAGTTCGAATGAGAATGAAGATCCAACTTTTCTTAGTTTTGATTTGTATATCAAATGGAATGAATCACCACTCTTCAATGGATCAGTTGAAAAATTTATAGAAACATATAAAAAATTAGGCAACACCGAAATTGGTAGTCGAGATGTGATTATTTCTGAATTTAAAAAACAATTCTTGAATTTTTTTAGAGTTGATGCTCAATTAACAGCTGGTCAGGTACCTCAATTCTTAGGACAGAATAGTCCAAAAGCATATTATTTGAAAGAAATAACTGGATTAGATAATCTAACGCAGACTATAGGTGGTGAAAAATCCAAGCAATTTACTACATACGGAACAGATATGATAGGAATGAAATTTTATGAAGATGTTACACAAAATTTAGGATATTTATCTGCTTTATACAAAAGTTTGAGTTGGTCAAGAATTAATGGTAAACAAATCATACCCGAAAATTTGTTGCGTTTTGATGCTGAGATAGTTGTTACAGACTTGAGGAAATTCAATAGGATCGTCAGGAATATAAAAGAAAATAAATTAGAGGTTTATGCTGATAAATTAACACATTATAAGTATTCATTATTTGAATGTCAGTTTATATTTAGTAAATTTCCACATGGGGATTCTTTATCCACCGCAACAGTAAAAGAACAAGTAGATGATTTTGAGGTTAGTTTCAATTATAAATTTTCGACTCTTAGTTTCAATAAACTAAATATAGATCCCCAAAACTTAGCAAAAAAAATAGAGTTCGCAATAGATAATTCAAGATATGACCTATCGAAAATAAAATCAAAAGACACTACAAATAATTCAACAGACGGTGGTTCAATAAAAAGTACACCTAATACTTATCCTTTAGTAAAACTATATACTTTCGATTTGCCTTCAAAAAAGAGAACAGATGAAGGTAGAAAAGAAGGGGCTTTAGAAGATGCTAAAGATTCTGAAAAATCTAAAAATAAGAATAAGAAGGATGAGGTGAGTGATGAAAATAAAAAAAATGGTGTAGCTCCAGACCAACAACAAGCAGTAGAAAACGCAAATAAGCCAGATACTGAGAGTGATGCTGTTAGAAGAAGAAGAGAAACGGTTGCTAGATTGGAAAGAATAAGTGGTCAGGCTAGAGACAGATCGGCAGCAGCTCAGAGAAACTTGAATGATTTGCCACAATCTCAGTTACTGGACAGAACAAATGCTTTTTTGAATCAATCTACGGTTGGTCAATCACCAACACTTTCTAGAGCCGGTAATAGATTATTGAGAGGAGGACAAAGAAGACTCAATACAGAACTTCTCAGACAAGCAGCACTTTTGAATAGGTCATTATCAAATATAAGGTTTAGATAAAAATATTAATATATGGAAAATTTCAAAAATAAAACGTTTGTTGGTGTCATTGAAGACAACAATGATCCTAAAAAATTGGGTAGATGTCGAGTTCGTGTATTAAATGTTTTTGATGAAATACCAATCGAAGATATACCTTGGGCAACGCCTTGGAAAGATTTGAACGGAAATGCTTTTTTTGTACCGGATGTGGGAAAAGTTGTATCTGTTGTTTTTGATTCTGGAAATATTTATAAGCCAGAGTATATTTACGCGGAGCATTTTAACGCCAATTTAGAAAAAAAATTACAAGAGTTACAAGGTAGTAGCTACACATCAATGAGAGCTTTGATGTTCGACCATAAGACACAAATTTATTCTAATGACGCAGAAGGTCTAAAAATTGATTACAAATTCAATAATATAAACGTAACTGAATCTGGTATTGACATGAATCTGAAAGACAATACCAGAACATTAAATCTTGGAACAACAACTGCAAATCAACAGGCTATTTTAGGAAATCATTTTTTAAATTGGTTTGATGAATTTGTAAATAATTTACTTTCAAAAAATGCTGGTCCCTACTTAGCTGGAGGAACACCTGTTATTCCGAATCCAGAATTTTTGAGATGTTTGTTAAAATATAAAGAATTGAGAGAGGATAAATTTCTTTCACATCATGTTAAAATAGTTGATAATAATTATGTAGTCACTCAACAAAGAATAGCGGATGGTCAAATCGGTGATTCTTGGAAGTCTACTAAATCAGAAAATCCTTTTACTAAACAGGAAACTATCAATTTCAAACCTACAGACGCTAGAAGCACTGACAGTCCAGCTGGTTCGATAACACCAAACCCTAATATCCAAAATAATCCTAATTTAGGTTCTGGAACTCTACCACCACCTGTGGCGACTCAAAACCCAGATATAGATAAGATATTCAGTGTTATGAGAAGTAAAAATTATATAATATATGAAAAGCCATTCCAGATGAATATAGTTGGTGTTAGAAGACAGTATGAAGGTATGGACTACAGTAATGCTTTCATTGATGATTGCTATTTAATATACAAAAATGACAGTGGTAAATGGGTTTCACACAAGTACAGAATTACAACAATGCCTGGGTTCTATTATGGTGAGGAAGATGGTTCGAAAGATGGTGAGTTTCTTTTTTTCAAAGTTGGTTGGCAGATGACAAATGGAAAAATAGCTAAGGCCGTTATAAATAATAAACAATCAAAAAGATTTATAAATAGAAATGGTCTGGGTATGTTAAGACCCAGTCAGATGATTGATACTTATTATTATGGTGATTACAAAGGACCTGCATTGAGAACTAGCAAACCTCAACCAGTTTACAGGGATTTATCTACTGGTAAAAAAATTAAGTACACTTCAGGTAAAGATAAACCGGACTGGGGAAATGCTTGTTTTTTTCACCTCTCAGGTAACTCCTCAAGTATTACAGTCGATAATTGGTCAGAAGGTTGTCAAGTTTTTGCTACTAGAAGTGAGTGGACACATTTCATGAACTTGTGTAAAATACATTCTGAAAAACATAAAAACAGTTTCACCTATACACTTTTAGAAGAGAGGGATTTTTAAAAATAAAAAAAAAGTCAGAAATTTTCTGACTTTTTCATTTTATTGAATCTTTTTTTTATAAGATTCAATAATTATTTTTAGATAGATCTTCGACATTCACCAAAATTTTTTCTTCGACAATTAGACTATATCTCATTTCCTGAGTTTCCAATTATTTCAACTTTTCTATATTTATCATAAGTTTATTTTTACTTCACTATATGGATATTCCCTATTTTTGTAAAATTTTTCTCTTTCTTTGAAGTGTCTATATAGAATATTATTCATATCTTTTGGATCAAAAATATCAACTAAATCAAATATTGTTGCAACTTTTTTTTCTGAATGTTTTCTTAAGGCTCTTCCGATTGACTGAATAACAATTTGTTCGGATTTATATGAATCGGCAAAAATAACATTGAAAATTGCTGTGATTGACACACCTGTTCCCAGTGTCATGTACGAGGCTACTAGAACTTTGACATTACCATCAGTTTTATCCATTTCAGCCTTTATAATTTCTCTTTTTTTGTTATTCACTTCTCCGTCAATATAATAGAAATCCTTATCACTGATATCAGATTTCAATTTTTCGAATATTTTTTTGCCATATTCAATATTGTGAAAAAGTAAAAGAGTGTTATCACTGCATTTTTCTACAAGTTTTTTAATAAAATCTAATCTTTTATCCGATTCTTGAATAAACTGTTTTTCTAATCTGAATGCGTCAGAACCGGCACCCATCTTTTTTATGTAATTGATTCTCTCATTTATATCTGGTAGATTGTGATTTAAAATAACAGCTTTTATTTTCATTGGTGTTATCGTTCCCATCTCGACTAACTTTTTTGCTTCAATTTGCGTTACTTTTGGTCCTAACACAGATTGTATAGAAAGTATTTCAAGTGAATCATCTGATGGAAATGTTCCACTTACACCAAAACGATTGTAGGCGTGTCCAAATGTTTTCTTGAGAATTGATAATAGTGTGGCGCTTTTACATCCGTGTGCTTCATCGCAAGCAACTGTATGAAACTGTTGGAAAAATTCTTTTGGATATTTTTCCAAAGATTGATAGGTGGAAATATAGATATTAGGATTTTCGTTGATAGGTTTTCTGGGTCTATCACTCATTATTTCTTCAAGTCTAATTGGTGCTTCAGATTTGACTTTGGTTATTCTTTTTATCTTCTCGCCGATATTATCCTTTTCTTTTAAATCTTGAATATTTATTTCACCTCTATTTTCGGTTTGTATAGTTTCATTTGGATTCTTTTGTAAAATAATTCCGTTCTCTAATTCAATTTCTATTTTCCAATCGAAAATATTATCTAACTGATTTTCACCATAGTAATATTTTTTTATTTCATCATAAAATTGTGTAACAAGTGTTATAGATGGAACAATAATTAAAAACTTTGCATCTGGATTAATATTTTCTAAAATATAGAATATAAGTGTTGAAATTACTAGTGATTTACCACCACTCGTAGCGATTTCAACCATACAATATCTGTTTTTGAGAATTTTATAAACTGTTTCTATTTGATAGTCATAGGGCATAAATGTATGCCACTCTTCAGTTTTTTTATTTTTAACTTTATGATTTCTGAAAAAGTCGACACAAAAATCTTGAACTGCTTCTAAAGTTACACTTCTATCTATTGGAAATTCTTCTTTGTTATCAATTTTGAAAGGAACACCTATTTCATTACAGGCTTTGAGACATTCTTTCCAAAGACCTAAATTTACTTTACCATTATCGAAATAGGAAACGTCACCGTTCCAAACACCCATTTTGACCGCAGGTAAAAACCTCCAACCTTTGGTTTTCCTTGTCAGCCAAATTTTTATTTGGTGATATTCAACTCTTGTTGCTGTAGAAACAATTAATTTTTCAGATGTAGGGTCATATCTAAAATTCATATAAATTATATATTATTTTTTCGAAAATGTTTCTAAATTAAAGAAACGGACTATATGAACTTAATATATAAAAGAAAAAAATTGAATATATGAAATTTTTTGATAGAGTTAAAAATCTTTTCGGTTTTGGAAAGAAGAAAAATGAAGATACTAAAATTGAAAAAGAAGAAGTTGTTTCGAAAGAAGAAACTGTTGAAACCATTAAAGAAGAAGTTGTTATTGAAGAATCGATTGAAGAGTCAATTACTCAAGAAGTAGTCGAAACAGTTGAAGAAACCCCAGCGCAAGAATCGGTTGAACAAATTGATATCGAATCAACAATTACTGCTGAGGAAAGTGTGGTAGAAAAAATAATGTCAGTTGATGAAAACTCCCGAGGAACTGAAAAAACTGAAAAAGGAAAGAAGGATAAAAAATCAGAATCTAAAAAAGATAAATCCTCTTCTAAAAAAGCTGAAGTTAAAAATCAAACTAGCAAACCTGCTGAAAAAACTAAGTCAGATGTAAAGTCAGAGAAATCCAAGGAAGATAAACCTTCTAAGAAAAACAAAAAATGAAAAAGTTTTCGACTTTCGAGAGTTCCGGTTTTGAAGATTGGGTAAAAACATCTTGGACAATTGGAAAAGATAAAACTATCGGAATTTTAGAACTTGAGAATTTAATGGAAAAATTAAATTCGGAAAAAGTTGAAATTCCGATAGATGATATCTGGAATCTATGTGTTCATAAAGAGAAACTCAATAAAGTGACTAAAGAAAGATCAGATGAATCTGATTTAAGTTTTCCAATAATAATTTGTAGAGATTTAGATGGTGAATTTTCAAGAATAATCGATGGCAATCACAGATTATTGAAAGCCAAAACCCTAGGTGAGAAATTCATCACTGCTAAGGTTTTAGATTTAAGAGAAGTCAAAAAAATACAAGAACTTCTGAATTTGACAATAAAGTTATTTTCCTGATTTTTTACCAATAATTTCATCAATCATTCCATAGTTTAGAGCTTCATCTGAATTCATCCAATAGTCTCTATCAGAATCTTTTTGTACTTTGTCGTAGTCCTGACCTGTTCTATCAGAAATTATCTGTAATAATTCTTTTTTGATAGAATTCATTTGTTTTGCGTCTATTTCAATATCCGATGCTTGTAAAAACCCTCGGAATCCAGCCATTGGTTGATGAATCATAGTTCTACTTCTTTTCAAAGATTTTCTTTTACCTTGGGTTCCAGAACAAAGAAGAACTGCAGCCATTGATGCTGCTAAACCTGTATTAATAGTAATTATATCTGGTTTAACATATTCCATAGTATCAAGTAAACCAAGACCAGCGTAGACTGATCCACCACCAGAATTTATTTGTAGAGTAATATCATCATCGCTCTCAGATTCAAGATAGAGTAGTTGTGCTTTAAGTAAATCACAAATATAATCATCAACATCACCAGTAAGAACTAAAATTCGCTGAGTAAATAATTTCGAAAAAACACTTACATTATCCATTGCAAAAATAGGATTACTTAAATTGATCATTCTCCTGTAATGTTCATAATGTGAATAATTTACATTAGATGATTTAAGGTATTTTTCAAAATCGTGCATGATATTCAATTTTTAGATTATATTAGTATTTCGGTTAATAGTTTTTTTTTAATTGTAAAATAAAAAAGTTGAAAAATTAAAAATTGACTTTATTTTTTTAATATATAAATAAAAAAAATTGATAATATCATGAAAACAACAATAGAAGTTAATGGTTATGAAATAACAATTGAAGAAGCAAATGGTGTAGTCACTGTTTTTGCAGAAAAAGATGGTGAAGTCATTGAAGAATTTGAGTTAAGCGGAGACGAATCTGAGTTTGAAGATGAAGACATGGACGATGAAGACATGGAAGGATTTGACGATGAAGAGGATTTCGAAGATGATGAAGACATGGAAGATGAGGACATGGACGATGAAGACATGGAAGAATTTGACGATGAAGAGGATTTCGAAGATGATGAAGACATGGAAGATGAGGACATGGACGATGAAGAGGATTTCGAAGATGAAGAAGATGATATGGATGAAATGGAAGATTATGAGGAAGAAGATGATGAAGATGAAATGCCAATGATGAAGAAAGGTTCTCAAGCACAAGCTCAAAAAGGTTCTCAAGCACAAGCTCAGAAACCAGCACAGGGTCAGAAAGAAGCTCAGTTAGAATCATTCAACTCTTTCTTCAAAAACAGATATAGAAGATGGTAAAATAAAAAAAGGTGGGTTGAAAATTCTTTTGACTCACCTTTTTTAATTTAAAAAATAGAATAAAATAAAATGATAAGAATTAAAAGAGTTTTTGAATCAGAATCACAAATTCAGGAAATTTTTGAACTTAGATATTTCGCTTTTGACTGGGATGACAATATTCTTAGAATGGGAACTAAGATCTTAATGGATCAAAAAGTCGGACAAGATTGGTTACCAGTAGAAGTTTCTACATCAAGATTTGCAGAAGTTAGAAATGATCCAGATTATAGAATTAGAAACGGAAGTATTCAGGAAGCTTTCTCTGAATTCAGAGACAATGGGCCAAGAGCTAAGAGTGCTTTTCTTGAAGATGTCATAGAAGCATATTCTAATGGTAGAACAGCGGCATCATGGAAAAACTTTTTACAATGTCTTTCAGTGGGTGCTATATTTTCGATTATAACGGCACGTGGTCATGAAGATGAAACAATTAGAGAAGGTGTTGAGTGGATAATTGATAATGTTTTAGCGAAGACACCAAGCAAAAATCCTGGTAGAACATTAGCAGATGATATGTTTCAGAATCTTAAAATGTATATGTATCTTTTTGAGAAAGGTCATGTTGCAGAATCTGAGTTAACTGGAACACCATCAAAAAATTCTTTGGTCAGAGAGTATTTAGATCATTGCAATTTCTGGGGTGTTAGTTCAGAATCTTTCGCTAGAGATTTTGGTTTAGGTTCTGCTCAATCACCAGAGGTTTCTAAAATGCAAGCATTGAATGTTGCTATTGACGATTGTATTGAATTTGGAAAACAATTACAAGATATCTTTTACAGAAATGGTATTAATAAAAAAGTTGTAGTTAAGTTTGGTATGTCTGATGATGATCCAAAAACTTCTTCACATATTAAAGATTATTTTAATGAGAAAAAAGAAAATGGATTGTCTGCCATACTTTATTATTATCAAACTACTAATCCAGAGATTGAGGGTGGAGAGATGACTAAATTTGAAGCAAAAAGATTCAGAAATAATTTAAATAAGAAAGTTAACGAATCTTCACACAGAGCAGTAGGATTAGATAGTTCAGTAACTTCTATGATGCCACAAACTAGTCTTTCACAAAGATTTTTCACGAATACGAAAGATGCTGCTGATTCAATGCACAAACAATCTATAAACTTCAATGGATTGGCAAGAGATCTTTACTCTAAATTTGGAAAAACTGCGAATGAGTCTCAACCTAAGAAGTTCAAAAAGAAAAAGAAAGTTGTAAAAAAACTAAAATCTTTTGAATCTTATATGGAAACAGAGAAGTCCCGAGAAGAAATGATTCTACAACTTTGTAATTCTGGTTATGAAAGGTGGGAATTGGATACTTGTTCTGATCTAAAATTGAAAGAAATGTGTAGAGAAGTTCCTGAAGAAACAGTTTCTGAAAAAAGAAAAGTTACAAAAAGAATAAAGAGATAAGTTCAACCAAAAGTCTTAAATATAAATTTAAGACTTTTTTTAATTTATGTATATAAGACATGATTTTTTAATTTAAGATATGGATACAGGATTTGTAAGGGAAATAGTTCAAGGTATAATTGATAAGAGTTTCAACACATCTGTTGAAAGATCAGTTTTATCTCATGAAAATAGATTGAACTTCAGGTGTCCATATTGTAAAGAAGGGAGAACAAAGACTAAAAAAAGAGGTAATATCTACTTCGACAAGTTATTGTATGTTTGTTTTAGATGTAGTAAGAAAACAACACTTGATAAATTTTGTAAAGACTTTGATATTAACATAGAGCCTGATAGAAAGTTAGAAATTATAGAACACCTAAACTCAAGAATATCTTATAAGGATATTCAAGATGATGTCTATGAGTACAAATTAAATAAATTATTAGAGTTAGATGATATTAAAAATCTCTTCAATAGTGGTAAAGTAGGAATGACTGACTTCAGTCCTATAAAAAAAGGTGGGTATGTTCATCAATATCTAATAAATCGCGGAATAAGTGAAAATCTCTGTGAAAATATTTGGGAAGCAAAACATTGGTTGGGTTCTGAAAGATGGGAAAGTGTCATAATCATTCTCAATCGTAGAGATGATAAGGTTTTAGGTGCTCAGATGAGAAATCTTAAAGATGGAAAGAAAAGAACTTTCAAAATATTCAACTATGAATCACTTTGGAAATCAATTCATGATGTGGAAGAAGTAGATATTGATCTAGCTGAATTAGTCATTTACAATCAACTGTCTTATTTTTTCAATATCTTAAATGTTGACTTTGGTGACAGAATAACTATATTTGAAGGTTATCTCGATTCTCTTTTTTATCCAAATAGTATCGGAGTTGTTGGTGTGAGTACTAATATGAAGTTCTTAGAGTCTAATGAATTGGATCTACAATATTTTTATGATAATGATGAGGCTGGATTCAATAAATCAGAATTAAAAATAAAAGCTGGATATCCTGTATTTCTTTGGAAAAAACTCTTTGAAGGGATAGTTGAAAGTAGAAATGTTGAAGATCCCTATCAATTGATGTGGAGAATTAATAAAGTAAAAGACTTGAATAAATTGGCTGAACTAGTTCCTAATCCTTATCAGAAATTGAATCTGGAGAGCTTTTTTTCAAAAGATATTTTAGACCTTAGATGGATACCCAAAGTTCAAAGGTGGACTAAATGGAAAAAGACTATTTAGACAAATGGATGTTTCTGACTTCCCAATTTCGGATTTTTTAATTTGAGATATTTCTTGAATTCGAGATTTCCTCTTTCGTTATTACAATCTTTACAGGTCACGACTAAATTAACTTGGCAGTTATTTCCTTTTTTTGAGACTGGAATTATATGATCTGTTGTTGAATTTTCTTCTGTTAGTGGTGTTTCACAGTATATACAACTCGTTTCACCATTCTTTAGAAGATATTGTTTTGCGAATCCTTTAACTCTTCTTTTAATTTTTTTACCTGAGTATTTTAGTCCAACGACTACAATATTTTTATAAAATTTGAATTCTTTCCTGTAGATTTCAACATTGACAAAGTTCTTTTTAAAAAATACAATCAAGATTATCAACCATCTCCATCTTTTATAAAAGTCAAAATCTACAATTATAAATGTTTCTTCTCTGTGAAATATAATGTCTTTTAATTTATTAAACATTAACTATTTATCTCTTTTTTTAATTAATATATAAACAAAAATAACCTTTGTTTATGAAACCTAATATCTCTAAATTCTCTTGGGCTGAATTATTCTCAAATGAAACAGGTAAAACAAGTGCTTCTGGATTTGCGGGAGTTATAATTTCACTTGTTGGAACTCTATGTTTTCTCATGGGTTGTATCGATAAAATGTTTTTCACAAAAAGTGTGGATATCATTACCCAATCAATAATTTTAGTTGGTATTGGTGTAACTCTTTTGGGTGTGAGAAAAGTTGCTAAATCTGGAAATGTTCATCAGAAAGAAAAATCTCCGGCACAACAACCGATTCAACCTGAGCAACCACAAGAACAACCGATTCAACAAATTAATTCTTAAAGAAAAAACCAGATTGAGAAATCTGGTTTTATTTATCTACGAGTGTTTGAGCGACTGAATATTGTTTTTCGGATAAAACCTTTATCATTCTTCCCTTTCCGTTATCTTCTTTATCTAAGTATTTGGAACTTTTAAGTTGTTTTTGTAGGGAAAGCACAAATGTATTTTTTCCTTCGTAAGCTTTTATTTTTTTGTTTAATTCTATTTTTTGTTCTATTGTAAACATGATATTTATTAAAATACAGGTGAAAAATTAACTTCTATGTAATTTTCTTTAAAAAGAACTAAATTAACACCTTCTTGGTTTAAAAGAACTGTTTCAATACGAAACATATCAGATAGTTTAATCCAACCTTTGTGATGGTATCTAAATACTCTATCAGGAACAGAAAAAATTTCGAATGATTCAAGAACTTGAGTTTCTACTTTAGTCACAGGAACTTCTAAATCATCTAAAAGATCTTTAATTCTTTCTTGCGGTTCAACTTCCACTTCCACCTCTTCAATTTCTTCTTCAATTTCTTCGAAAACAGTTTTCAAAGTTTTCATGTATTCACTTGATAGTTGCTTTTTTAGTACAACATTTCTTATGTCTTTGGATAAGTTTTCGATATGTGATGTTCTTTCAATCCAATCAGAAGATTCTCTTAGAGGATTAACAGAATATGACCAATTTATCATTTCTAAACACTCCTGTTGAAGAAATCGTTTTTCGATCCTTACAACAACTTTAGCTCTTTTCGTTTCAAAAGATTCAGTTAGATTCTGAAAATCGGAAGTTGCGGAAATTTCAAAATAGAAATTTTTACCAACTGTTTTTTCTTTTATATCAACAGTCTTGAATAGTGATTTCAAATCATTATCAATCTTATTGATATTCATTCTGATTGTTTGTTCGAACATAGTTTTTTTTTAATTTTTTTAACTATAATTATTATATATTAAATTTTTAAAATAATTTTTCTACTTTTTCAATAAGAATTGGAACCACAGATTTTATCCCAATCTGAATCCTGTTCAAATCCATCTTTAATCATTTGGTTTACTATTTCCGCCCAACTCATTTCACCTCTATACATTAGTGAATCATCTTCGATGAAGAATTTGAATTCACACTCGCTAAGTATTCTTTTCAACTCATCATCCATGTCTTCGAAGTTTTTTACTTCGTTGAACTCACCATTAACTTTCTTACAGAGACGTATTCTATGCTCACCCATAGAGAAAAGTTTAATGAAGTTATCAACATTTATACCTTTTACTTTTGTTAGTTTATTCCTGAGTATAACTTCAAACTCTGGTTCTAAATCAACTGTTTCGTTTAAGGCTTCAGAAACATTGAATATGTAACCATTTTTATCTTTCTCTGGCTCAAAGGTTTTCAATCTTGATTTTAATAAATCAATATCAGATTTACATTCTTCCAATTTAGAACTAGTTAAAGAAAAATCTCTTTCCAAGATGAAAAGTTCTTGTTTTCTTTTTTCTAATTTTTCCTCCAATTCTGCTTTTTTTGAAGATTTCATGAGATTCATATTTTCTTCTATGTTTTTTCTCCAAGATTCAACAACTTCATTTTTGACTTCTTCTTCTTCTTCTAATTTAACTTCTTGTTCTACTTCTGCTTCCACTTCATCTCCACCTAAGAGATCCATTAGAGAACTTATTTTATTGACATGTGTTTCATCGACTTTAACTTCTAAATTTTGAATAAAAGATGCTAATTTAGTTATAGGTTTGACATATTCAACTGAAAGATATAGATGAACTTTTTTACCTGACACTTCATTTATAGATAGAAATGGTAATTCACTAACCACCATCTTTTTTCTGAATGGTTGTATTGTTTTTTCTTCAATTATTTCTAATAATCGAGCTCTTTGTTCTGTTGTAGTTTGATTAGTTTCAACCTCTTCGAAATTCACCGTTCCTTCGTCACAAATTGTGAGTTTGAATGTCACACCATCTAATCCAAGTCCAGAAAGATATTTTCCTTCGATTGTTGCTTCATTTGCTATAAAATTAAGGTTGCCTTTTGCACCAACGAATTCAAGAAATTTGGTTTCTGTCTTGAATTCTCCAATTGTTTTTTCTAAAGTTTCTTCGCTCATATTTCGTTTATTTAAGAGTTTAAAATATTATTTATATTAAGTAATCTTCTTAGATTGATTGCTTCTTCCTCTGTTGTTGCTTCTGGTAAAAGGTTGTCAAACTTATCAAAAATTTTATCTGTCTCAAGATAGTTTTCGAGTATAATTTCTCTCATTTTGATTTTCTCAGGATCAGTTAATTTACTATCAAACATCACACTATCAATATAACTCAAATCTTTCTCATAATGTTTATAAGTCGTCATTACAACATCATTGTAGTCATACACTCTAAAAGTAACTACTAACATTAACAACAATTCTTCTCTTGAAAGTTCCATCATTTTACTTATTTGTGGAACAACATTGAAATTCTTATAGATTTCTATGAATTTATCACTGACAACTATCTTTTTCATTTTTAAAATTGAAAAGTTGTATTGAAAAAAAATATATTAGTTTATTAAAAAATGAGGATCTAAAATTAAAATTTCATCCTTTTTAGAGACTTTATATTTCAAAGTTTTTTTGTCTCGATTAAAATCATATCCAATCACAGTAAAGTATCCTTCTTCAATTCTATTTATGACTTTCAATTTACTGCCTGGTAAAAATTCTGCAAGTATAACTTCTTCGTTATCTTCTGTGTATCCGAAAAGTTCACTGATGAATCTAACACAATCGTTTATAGCTATAATCGACTTGACAATTTCCTCTGTTTTGAACTCCTTGAAAACAAAAATTAATTTAACGAATTCAATTCCCTTGTAGCTTGTGTATTCTAAATCTGGTTCAATGATGACTTTTATTGCATCTTGAGAGCAATACTTTTTATAGTGATTTTTGAAGAAATCGATTCTTCTTGCAACAATCTGAACTCTATAAATGAAGCTTATAGTTGGATTTTGTTCCAAATCAAATCCTATTCCAGAAAATTCTTTTTTGTCTTCTTCTTTCATTACACTTATATATTAAAAAAAAATAAACGATTTATCGAAAAGAAAGTCAGTTATATTTATATATACCTTAAAATTTCAAAAAAATTAAAGGTTATATATGAATATCAAACATAGAGTAATTACGGATTATCAATTTATTACGAGCGATAAAAAAATTGTTGTACTTAAAGCGGGAACTATTCTTGAAAATCACACATATTTCAATAAAGTAAATAATGAATTAATTAAAGTCGATAAAGATATCATTGATAATAATACATCTTTTTTTAAGCCAATTGATTGGAAAGAAGAATTAAATAGTTATATCAAATCACATAAAATTCCACAACCTGCGGTTCTCACCAAGAAATTAGTCCCATTTATAGAGGACATGTTTATTATGAATGCTGCTAAGCAAGAGTTTGTTGTGCCACAGAACACTATCTCTGAAGAGGAATTTACTTTTAGAGAATCACAATACGAATCTAAATTGAAAAGATTGGAAGTCAGAGAAAAACAATTGCTGGTTGATCAAGAGGAAATCAGTTCGAAGTTATTGGAATTCTCACAGAAAGAAAAAGGTTTATTCGAAAGAGAATCTAAATTAGAAAGGTTGGAAATCAGAGAAAAGAAACTAACTGAAGACTTAGAAGATGTTTTGAACCGAGAGAGAAACTTGATGATCAAGGAAAAAGAAATTATTGAAAAAGAAAAAAAATTATCTGAAGCTAATTATGATGACTTTTCTAATAGAGAATTGGAGTTAACACAGAAAAATAAAAAACTTGAATTGAGAGAAAAGCAACTTTTATTCGAAAGAGAAGAGTTGAATAATCGTGAACTTGAAATTGAAAAGCGTGAAAAATCTATTTTAGAAAACTCATCAAAGATTAATAATCAAAATACAGCTGAAATAACAAGACTTCAGCTTGAACTTGAAAGTTTATCATCTAAAAATGATTTGCGTGAAAAGAGATTAAATGAACGAGAATCTTCACTAAACATTAAAGAGAATGAATTAGAGGATCGTGAGTTAGCTCTTAAAAACTTAGAAAAAGAGAATATAAAAAAACTGAATGATCGTGAGTCTAAACTAAATCAGTTAGAATCAGAAATTAAAACTTTTGAAAAAGAAAATGTTAAAAAATTAGGCGAGCGTGAAACAAAACTCAAGCAATTAGAATCAGAACTTGAAATTTTGGATAAAGAAAATAAATCTAAAATAAAAGATATTGAAGAACGAGAATATGAGATTTTGGAAAAAAATAATCATCTAAAAAAATTAGAAGAAAAACTAAATCAAAAAGAGATAAATATTAAAGATAGCTCTCTAATGATTAAGGAAATAGAGGAAAGAGAATCGAATTTAGATAAGCGAGAACTTTCCGTTAAAAATAGTGAAAAAGAAATCGAGAAAAAAATAAAAGATTTGGAAAAGGATTTATTGAAAAGAGAAGAGTCGATCCGCCAAAGAGAAAATGACCTAACTGACGAGGAAAATGAATTAGAGAGAAAAGGTGATGATTTGAGAAGAATAGAATCAGAACTTAAATTCAAAGAAAGAAGTTTAGAAGAAAGAGAAGAACAACTTAAAACATTAGATTCCCAGTTGAAGAGATTTTCTGATGTGTTGGATGAGCGTGAATTAGAAGTAGATAGAAGATTCGCTGAAACAATAGATCCTAAAGAATATATCAGCAGACAAAGATTGCAAAATATAATTGATGATCAAAAAAGAGCTGGATTTAATATGAGCTACTTTGAAAATCTAATCAGAAATCTTTGATTTGACCATCAAACTATTCAGTTTAAAAAGAAGTAATCCAGTTAAGGCTCCACCAATATGAGCTATATTGGATACTTCTTTTCCAAGACCAGTTATCAAGTCGAAGATTTCAACTAAGAATAGAAAAAGGACAAAGGTTATTATTGGAATTTTGGTATAGAAACTTTCTAAATATCTATCTGGAAATAGAAATGCGTAAATAACAATTAATCCCCAGACTCCACCCGAAGCACCTGCAACTGGAAAATTTGAAAAAAGAATATGTGAAAAACCAGCGATGAAACCACATATCAAGTAAAACAAAAGAAATTTTAAAGAACCGATTTTTTCTTCTATGTCGTATGCACAATATCCGAAGAGAGCGAGATTAAAAAGTATATGAAAAATATCAACGTGAATAAATTGAAAGGATAAAAACTGTAGAGGATTGAAAAAATCTGATTTGGGATTCCAAAGTATAAAATTGAGAACAAAGTCGGAATTATAATACTGTAGAAATACAAAAAATATAAATACTAATGTATTAATTGTAATAAGTGCGGTGGAAACTTTCATGAATATTGTTTAGATTGATAATATAAAAACTGAATAAAAAGTTTAGGATTATTTGTATTTTAATTTCTTTTTTAATTCAGCTAAATCCGAAAGATACATATCTTTAGGTTCAATTTTTGAATATTCTTCACACTCAGCCTTTTTAGTCTGAAAGTCCTCTTTCAGTTTTTCCCAAAGTTCCTGTGTCAAAGAATAAATAGGCATTCTCAAAAGATAGTCATAATCACCATCAATTTCATCTAATCCTAATAATTTGATTCCTTCTATGATTTCACTTTTCTTCCTGTTATTTATTTGTAATTTGCCATCTAAAATAGCTTTTATGAATCTACCCTTGTTCGATAATACTTTTAATTCTTCTCCTAATTTCGCTAATTTGACTGCCTTCCTTTTGTGATAGTAGGTCATTCTGAAATTAACAAAATAAGTAATTATGTCTTCAGCATTTTCAAATATCTTCAGTTTGCCAAATTCATCGAGAGTCGTGAAAATTTCAGTTTCGGTTTCCTCGAGTTTAAGAAGTTTTATTAGTTTTTCTTCATCTAAGGATGCTAAGGATTCCCTTGTGAATTTTATTGTATAATTGGTTGAATCTTTACAATTATCATCATAGGATTGAATTATTTTATCTTCAACTAACTTATCTAATATAGCCTCATATTTCTCATAGGTGAGCGAAGGTGGTAGTTCAGTTATCTTAACTGTTGATGTATTAGTTATTTCAATACAACCTCTTATAAACCATTTTTTGTGATTTTGTGTATCTTGTGTATAAATTCCGTTGAAAAAGTTATTAAAAGGTTTGATTTCAGCAATTTTTTTTGACTTTATTATAGATTCACAAGCAGTTATTATATCAACTGGATTTCTATTAAGTATATTTGATGCAAATCCAACTGCTATTCCTGATGAACCATTAATCAAAACAGTTGGAATAATTGGTAGAAAAAAATGTGGTTCTATCTCGGTTCCTTCTTCCCACTTACTTTGTAAAAGCTCGAAATCTTTATAGAGAAGCCTAAAATTCTTATTTAATCTGGTTCCTATATACCTGGCTGCACCGGGTTCGGGTGATCGTAGAGAACCGAATTGACCAATTTCTTCTAATAGTGGTAAGTTATTTTTAAAACTTTGTGCCATCGTTATAATGGCGGATTCAAGACTTGCTGGTCCGTGATGATAATATGCTTCATTTGCGATTTTACCTGCCAATTGAAATACTTTCAAGGGTTTCTCAGTTCCAGTTTTCCAAGTTTGATTACTGATGAAAATAACTTTTCTATGAGTTGGTTTGAATCCATCTATCACAGAGGGTATGGCTCTGTTTTCGATTGTATAAAGAGCAAAGTCTTTATACTCTTCTGATAAAAATTTTGAGATTGTCTTGTCGTTCATAATTCCTATATATGGTCGAGTCAATGTTTTGTTTTTGCTGAGATATTCTGAATGATTCGAAAAAAAATTTTTTAGGAACAAAAAGAATGATTCTATATATAATCAAAAATCAAATTTTCTAAAGATGTCAAAAAAGATAGAGGATAAATATAAAGTATTAGATCAGATATCACATGTAATTTTGAGACCCACAACTTATGTGGGTTCCAATAAACCTCATACAGCAAGTAAAAGTATCATCAATGAAAACTCAATATTACAAAAAGAGTTAACATATATACCATCTTTTTTGAAAATATTCGATGAAGTTGCAACAAACAGTATTGATGAATTTCAAAGAACAAAGGAGATCACAACTATTAAAATTGATATTAATATTAAGGAAGGTTGGATTTCTGTGTTTGATGATGGTGGTATTCCTGTGGTCATACATCAAGATCACGGCAAATATGTACCTGAAGTCATTTTTGGTAATCTTATGTCGGGAAGTAACTATGATGATACTGATGAAAGAACTGGTGCTGGTGTAAATGGATTAGGTTCTAAACTAACTAATATCTTTTCGAAAAAATTTGAAGTTTCAACTTGTGATGGTAAAAATCTATTCACTCAGATATTCACTAATAATATGCGTGACAGAACTGAGCCAAAAGTTAAAAAATCAAAATCGAACCACACCTGTATTAAATATTATCCGGACTTTGCACAGTTTTCGTTAGATGGTATCGACGAGACTCATTTCAAATTGATTGAAAAGAGGGTATATGATTTAGCCGGTTGTAATCCTGATATAAAATTTTATTTCAATGGTGCAGAAATAAAATTCAAGTCTTTTGAGGACTATGTTAAGTTATATCAAAATGATTATTTTTTTGAAACGAATAGTGATAAATCTTGGTCAATTGCTGTTGCGCCTTCTTCTGATGGTTTCCAACAAGTTAGTTTTGTTAATTCTACAGAGACCTATGATGGTGGAACACATGTTGAATATATTTTATCACAAATTCTCACAAATTTAAGAGAGTTTTTTCAGAAAAAGCACAAAGTTGATATCAAACCATCCGAATTAAAATCACATATTTCTATTTACATAAACTCTACAATTATAAATCCAAGTTTTTCATCACAAACTAAAGAGAAATTAATTACTGAAGTCAAAGATTTTGGATATACTTATCAAATATCTGAAAAATTAACAAAATGGATTTTAAAATCTGAAATAGTTCAATCTGTGTTAGATTGGATTCAAAGGAAAAAAGATGCTGATGAAAATAAATTGACAAGAGAATTAAATAAAAATCTTTCTAAATTAAAAGTTGAAAAATTAATTGACGCAAAAGGCAAAGATAGAAAAAGTTGCTCTTTGGGTTTGTATGAGGGTGACTCTGCATCAGGTTCTTTCAGAAAATACAGAGATCCTCAGACACAGGGTGCGTTTTCCTTGAGGGGAAAATTCACGAATGCTGCTGAAATAACAACTCAGAAATTAATTCAAAATAACGAGGTTGTCAATTTAATGGCTGCGCTTGGATTGAAATTGGGTCAAAAATTAGAAGTGGATAAATTGAGATATGGTAAGATATTACTATATGTTGACGCTGATTCCGATGGGAACTCGATTGCTGCTTTACTTATAAATTTCTTCTTTAAGTTTTGGCCAGAGCTATTTGAAAATGAAATGATTTACAAAGTAGAGACTCCTATTGTAGTTACCAAAAATAATAAAACTAAAAAGAAGATCTATTTTTATACACAAAATGAATATAATAAGTGGTTAGAAAATATTAACACCAAAGATTGGGAAATTGAATATAAAAAGGGTTTAGCGGCTCTTTTGGATGATGAGTATCAGGATATAATACAGAATCCGATTTTAACCAAAATAAAAACAGACGAACTCTCAAAGAATTATTTAAATATTTGGTTCGGAAAGGAAACCGATCTAAGAAAAATAGAAATTATGAAATGAGTAAAAACCTCAGAAAGAAAGATTTTGAAATTTATATGATCTATAAAAATTTTGAAAAAGAAAAACTATTTATAGATTCAGTTGCAATTGATCTAACACCAGTTGAAAGTGAAAGCAAATTGAGATTAGAACTTGTTGAAACTATTCAAACAAATTATAACTTTTTAGATATTGGGTGGATAGTTTTGGATATTCACATTCACGAGAATATTGTAGTTAATAGAAAAATATTTGAAGTTGAATTCACCAGATTTTATCAGGAATATCAGAGATATAATGGTGAATTTTCAACTTTTATCTTGGAATTCAGTGTAAAAAATTTTGAATTTAAACAAGATATTGATATGGATTCATTAGAGTCCTTAATAAGAATATTGAAGCTTGATACTTTAATCAAGTAACATATTTAGTTTCAATCTTCTGTCTAATGTTTCTAAATACTTCCTCAATTTTTCACTTTCTAAAGTATAAAACTTTTTTCCAGTTCTCCAATCTGTGTGTTCTTTGAGTAGAACTCTTTTTGCTCTGGCATATGATTCTCTGAAATAGTACCAACAATCAAATTCATTAATAAACTTGTAAAGATTTTTAGACCAATCAAATCCTATTTTTTCTAAATCCTCAAAAAATGGTAAGTTTGTTAAGGCGCTTATATAACCTTGAACAGTTCTTTCGATATCTTCTTCATATATTTCTTTTTCGAACCAAATCTGATTATTTAGAAAAAGAAAGTCAACTTGTAATTGGGAAAGCTTCTTTATTAATTTTATTAAGATATTTTTTAGTTTGAAGTCTAAAATAATCCAAACTCTTCCGTGATTTATGGTCAAGAGTGGAATTTCTATAATTTTTTTATAATAAATTGTATTATTTTTAATAATCCAATTGATGTCCGAGTTCGGCAGGAAAGTGTTTAAATCCAATACTTTCATAATATTTATTTGTTTTTCTTTTATCTCGTATCCTACATTCATGATCTCTAAAATAGATATGAGATCCTGGATTATCACGCCATTTTCCAATTCTTTCTAATACTCTTCTTGGACTAGTTTTTAATCTGTAAGCTGTTGGTGTTCCGATCCAATCAAACCATCTTGGGGAGTCTATCAGATTACCACAAACGTCTTCTAAAGCCCAATTATATAAAAGAACGCAGTTGAGATTGTTTTTCAATCTCTTCTTTACTTTAAGATCCACGATTGTTCTTCTCCAGGCTCTACCTCTCATAATAATATATTAATGTTTAACTTTAGATGAAAGTTCAATGGAAAATAAAAAAATGTGTCTTTAGGTGACACATTTTCAAAATTAAGATTGTTTGAGGCTTTCCAAAACTCTGCGATTGTTATCCATGATTTTGTAGGCTTTTTTCACAGTTTTCATATTCTTTTGATACTTCTCAATCTTCTTCTTTTTATTTGCCATTTCAAAAATTTTTCTTTTATATATTATTTTTAGAATAGATAAAATCGCTAATTCTTTTTCTAACATTTTTTAGTTTAGACTGTTGAATGTTTTATATTTTTAAAGATTTCTATTGTTTTTTGAAATAAGAACAAAATATTTATTTACCACTATAACTTAAAAATAACTTAATATAATGTTAGTTGATTTAATAATAGATGGGAATTTTTTGTTGAATAAATTGGTTTTTACTCTTCATAAAAATAATTTACTTTTTGGCGCACTTGGTGCCAGTTTAGATGGTGCAATATCTGGATATAGAAAATGGTATCCTTTTGCAAATGTCTATCTTGTTTCAGATTCAAAAGAGAAATCTTGGCGAAAAAAGATTCATACAACCTACAAAGGAACAAGAAAAAAAGATAATACTATTGATTGGGAATTCGTTTTTAGTGCTTACAACGAATTCAAAGATGATGTTAAAAATAGAGGTGTGAAGATTTTAGAAGCACCAGAAGTTGAAGGAGATGATTGGATTTCTTATCTTGTTCAGAAGTCAAATTCTGAATCAAGAAGTGTAATCATCATTTCAAATGATTATGATATTAAGCAATTAGTTTATTTTTCTTTAGATCCTCTTTACATCAACTTTATGTCTAATGAAATATTTAATAAACAAAAACTATTCTTACCAAAAAACTATCAGATGTTTCTGAGTAAAATTGGTAAATTAGAAACTAATGATATTTTCAATTTGAATGACAATAATGATTTCATCAATTTAATGAAAAGTTTTATTGAAAAATATGAAATTCATGAGGTCAGTTCTATAGAGTCCTTAGTTGTTAAATTGATTTCTGGTGACACCTCTGACAATATTCCATCAGTGTGGTCAGTTGTTAAGAATGGAAGAAAGAGGGGAATAGCTGAGAAGGGAGCTAAATCTATTTATGATGAATATATTTTAAATTGGGGAGAGCCTAATTTAGATGATCAAGATTTAGCTGAGAACATTGCTGATTTGATTTGTGAGAAAAAAAGATTGTCTAAGACAAATATCAAATGGATAGAAAGTAATATAAACTTCAATATGAAATTAATTCTTTTGGACACAAATCAGTTACCAGAAGATATCTTAGAAAGAATGGATTTTGAATTCGAAAAAGTTAAAAAATGAAAAAAAACTTATTACAAATTTCAAATATAATGTTTAAAGACCGTTCAAAATGGTCAGAAGTTACAGATGAAGAAAAAGGAGACTTTCTCTTCATTTTTAATAGATTCTTCTCAAAACGTTATCCCGAATTCTCACAACTACTCAATATTTCCGGAACAAATCCAGTCGTTGGTATGGATTTATGGTTTAATTTCATGAAGGATAAACCATATCCACAATGGTTTTGGTCAAAAAGTGCTCAAAATGAAAAATCTGAAAAGATTTGGGAAAAATTGGGATTAAATGAGGAAGAATACAAAATTATAGAAAGATTTTACTCAGACGAGCTAGAAGAAGAATTGAAATGGACTAAAGAATTACAAAAAATTAAAAAATAA